CCTTGTCCCACGTGCCGTTTTTTCTGCCGTAGTCGCTGCCGTCTGACGGCGCGTCGGCAATGCCGCCCGAATGCAGATCGACGTAGTTCTTGGTCGCAGCCTGATTGGCTGTCGTCGGATCAGCGGGGAGAACGATCGGCCCGGTCATGGTGCCGCCAGTGAGCGGCAGATAGAGCGAGATGTCGGGGACCGGCGAGATGATCACCCATTGATGCGAGTCACCATCGAAGTAGTACAGGTACGCGCAGCCGTCCGTGCTGTTCCACCAGAGTGTATTATTCGGCACGCCAGTCGGCGGCGTATCGCCGACAAAAATCTGTGCGCTCAAGCCGCCCGGCGATCCGGCTGCCGCGACAAGCGCCCACAAGCCTGCCGCCTGATCGGTCGCGAAATCGACGCCCGAGATGTGCCCCGCTGTCGGCACGTAGCTCGCCCCGCCGAACGTCACGAGCGAAGCTGGCGGCCCTATCTGATAGGCGGTGTTCGCGGCCCATGCCACGGGCGGCGTTGTCCAAGGCGGCGGCCCTTGCACGCCGGTCGGACCAATCGGCCCCGGCGGCCCAACGATCGATGTTGGCGAGCCCCAGTTGGTGACCGTCGCCGACTTCGGCCCATAGATGTCGTGATTGGTCGTGTCGATATAGAAATCACCGGGCACGCCGAGCGCGGGCGGCGGCGGCCCCGAGCCGTTGCGGATCGTGTTGCCCGGAGCGCCGACCGGCCCTGGCGGGCCGGGAATGCCCTGCGGGCCGATCGGGCCAATCAACGAAAAGCCGGGCGGCCATGCGCCACCCGCTTTTGGTCCGTACATCAATGCCGTGCGAAGATCGATGTAGAAATCGCCGTTGACGCCTGTGGAAGGCGTCGGCGACCCATAGCCATAGAGCACCGAGTTTCCGCGCGGACCTGGCGGACCTTGGTCGCCGGTTACGATCTGAGTGAGAACGTCCTCACTCTCAACGTCAACGTCGCCCGCGCTCGTGTCTTGCAGAATTTCAACATCACCGCGATCGGCGATGACTTCTACGTCACCGCTCGGCGATAGCGAGCAGTTGCTCATCGCGACGGTCCCGCCTCAACGACGAGTGCGCCAGACCAAATCTTTTTCTTGACGCTGTTGATGGTCATGATCAGCGATTGCTCGTAAGGTCCGAGTGATAATTCAAGCAGGCTTTGCTGCGTGATCATGATCGTGAACTGACCGCCTGCAGGATTGGTGACGGTGATCTCGCCTGAATCGGTCGAGAGCGTGAGAAACGCGGTCGCGTCCTCGGCATGTCGGCGCAACTTCATCACCATCGATGCGCCGGTCAGATCAATCGGCTTGCCGGACTGCGTCTGATAGACAAAGCTCCGATAGAAATCGGCATCGTTCTCGGCGGTGATGTTGACGATCGCCATCGGTTACAGCCCCACATAAGCGTCATCGATTTGCGATGGTTGCGTGATGGTGTTGACCAGAATGCCCTGACCGACCTGATGAAACACGGTGTAGCAATCATTCGTGTGGTTGCCGACCGTGGTTGCGATCTCGATCATCTGTGACGCGTCAACCGTGTACCAGTGGCCATCCGAGCCGTACCACTGCGTTGTGAAGGTCGGATCGGCGAGCGCGAGTTGACTGCCGCCTTGGATCAAGTTGCGCGAATAGTCATCGGTGCGCACCGGAACGCCCGCCGCAATCATGCCTTCGTTGACGAAGTTGAAGCGCTGCAAGGCGTTGTAGTTGTTGAGTTGATCCTTGGTGTACTGACCGACTGCAGGCTGCGACATCGTTGTGCCATTCCACAACCATGCAGGCATCCACTGTTGCGTGTAGTACCAAATCTCGGCCTCGGTTGCGGCAGCATAGGGCGACAAGCCGCCGGTCGCCGTGACCCAGTTGCCATAGTCCACGTCAGTTGATGGATCGACGTAGACGTTGCGCGCCGATGAATAGACATGCGTGGAATCAGCCGCGACGACCCAGTACCAGTCTGTTGAATTGAAATTCGTCGGCATGCGCGCGACTCCTTACAGGAATTGACCGCCAAGGCTGGTTTGTCCGGGCAACGTGCCGGGGAACCAGTTCGGTCCCAAGCCTTCGATGTTGATGACACCGTTGACGGTCGCGTTGAATTTCATGCCGGTCAGATAGGCGGGATTGACGAAGGTCGGCGGATTTGGCACGCCGCTGGCGACATAGCCGCCTGAACCGGCGGTCGCGAACGCGTTACCGGCCGGCATCGAGCAGGCGCCCGCGAACGTATAGAGCGCACTCGGTGATGTCCCCATTAGACCGCCAAAGAACGCACAGAACCCTAGACCGAAATTACTGCCCGCATTGAACGTGTGATTGCCGGCGACGACGTGACAACTGCCATAGGCTTCGAACACCGCGAACGGTGTCACGCCTTGTGAGGCACAATCGGCGGTAGTCAGAGTCCCGCCCGAATAGGCGATGAAATTGCACGGCGGCCCCGCGCCCGTGCCGGTTTGCGTGGTGAAATTAGTAACCTTCCAAGTGTTGGGACCGCCGACCGTGAAACAATGGTTGTTGTTATTGCCATTGAGAAAAGTCGAACCCTTGCCGGCGCCGTTGATCACCACACCCGGACCGGGAAAATTCGGCGACACCACGGACTCGTTATAGGTGCCGGCCGCGACCTGCACCGTCGCGGTGTAGACGCTCGGCCCGTATTTATAGATCTCGGTGATTGCGCGCGAGATCGTCTTGAACGGGCCATGCGGGCCGGAGACTGTCGGCGCGGTGCCGTCGTACAGCGTGTCGCTGCCGGTCGTGCCGTTGACGTACCATGTCGTATTCGCGGTCAGCACCGGCAAAAAGCCGGTCCCGCCGCCGGCCGCGAAGTTGATGCCGTACAGTTCAAAGTTGCCATGTCGCGCGCTGTAGCAGAGCAGCGATTTGTAGTCCTGCAGCAGGTCGCCGGCCTGCACCGGACCGCCGCCACGCCGCACGATGTTCTTGACGCCGAGCCCGTTGATGTTGATCGTCGCCGCTGCATCATTGCTGACCGCGACAACCACGAACACGAACATGCCGTCGTAATACTTGTCCGGCGCTGGCGTGAGCATGACCGAAAGTGCGTTCTTGGTGCCCGCATCGACGCCGTAATGCACCATCCCGGTCATCACGCTTTTGCCAAGCTGATGCAGATCGGCATTGCTTGGCGTCAGCCCGGTATCAGTCATGAAGTTGACGAGTTCGCGCTGCGGATATTCGATCGATGCGGCTGGCGGAATCGAGCCGCGCAAACCTACGGAGGGATTTCCGTTGACATAGGGCGCGTTCGGATCGCTTTCGCCGTAAGGCTGATTGTATTGCATGCGCGCGTCCTCTCGGTTTCCCCGCGCGGGGCCGCCGTGTTTCAGGTCGGAAGTGATGGAAGTTCGCTAAGGCGTCCCCGCCATCGGGTCGTCAGGATCGGTGAGCCCACCGAGATCGAAAATGATTTGCGTGTGCGCCGGCTTCCAGCGGTCGAGCACGCATTCCAAATCTTCGGGAATGCCAAACTCGAGATGGTGATCAACGCCGGTTTGGCCGCTGGCACAGCGAAACCACATCAGGTTTTTGCCTGAGACGTGCACCGTCCAGTAATAGCGATTCTCGGGCGGCCCCAGCCCATAGCTGTACCATTCGCTGAGCTCGCCATTCTGCACCGGCAAGCCAAGCGGATTGCAGATTGGACGGCCCCATTGATCCTGCATGAAGGTGCCATCGCCATAGACGCGCGAGTCACCGCAGCAATCGATACCGATCATGAACGGTCGATATTCAGTGATGGTGATCTCGTAGCCGAGACGCTTGGCGAAATCGATGTAGAACTGGCGCGACTGCGAGCCCAGCAACGTCAAGCGCGCGACGAGCTCGGCCTGTCGCTCGGCGATCGTCTGCGGCGCGGAGTAGCAGGGATCGGGCAATCCCCAATTACGTTCCCAATCTGGCAGGAGCTCGATCGTTGCGCGAGGATCGCTCTCGCGCTCTAACAGATCGGCGGCGCGGCCATCAACCCATCCCCAATAATAGTTGAGGCCATCACAGGCTTGCCACAGCGTACTCTCGAGCGCGTCCTTGGGCCATGCTTGGCCCTGCGGCAATAGATCGAGGAACGCGTCGCGATAGTCGCTGCCGGCGCGGCGCAGATGGCGGTCACTCATAGGAGATCGTGCCTAGCACGGCCATGTTGCCGAGTGAGGCCATCACCTGATCTTCGTCGTTTTGCAGTTGATACGAGATCACGCTCGGTGCGCTCATGATCGCGTAGTTGATCCATGCCGCGAAGATGGTTTGTCCTGGCTTGGCCACCCGGAACAGCATGTCGCGCAGTTGCTGTTCAATCTCGGCCTTGCACTCGTCGGTGTCGGGCACGAGGTTGCCGATATTCACGTCGATGAATTGCTTGATCGGCGCACACGTGAAGCAATCTTTCACGGTGACGGGCCGCATCTTGTCGATATAGGCCGCGACCGCGTCGATATCTTGCGGTTCCGGGAACCCGTCGTTGTCGGCCCTCAGATCGTCCATCATGAACCGGACGGTCATGGTCCCGATGCCCTGTTCAACGGCCGCCCAAGCCCGTGTGACGCCCGGAACGGCCAAGGCCCATTGAGTATAGTCGGCGAGATCGCCGCCCATGGGCGGGTTTCTAATGCGCAGCAGGATGCGTGCCCGAAGCTCATCATCGGTTTCGGTGTCGGTGCCGCCCTTGAGATCAACGACGGTGACTTGCGTCGCCACGCCGGGGATAGCCGGC